CTTCCATCTTAAAATTGCTGCTAGTCATATTACCAACATTACTCCTACCCACTTAGCTAAGTGGGGGAGCATGTCCGGACCTTTCGGGGGCTAATTCAGGCTTCTGTTCGAAATTCTTCACCACTTGAGGCACGATTTTTGCGGTGTTTTCAGCCTTCCAGAGGCGGTAGAGAATATCGAGCATTCGATAGTCAGAGAGATTTTCCAGTTCTTGCTGATCAAAACTTGCGTCGATCAGCAGTTGCGTCATACCGACTTGAGCTTCCTTGGCACGGGCAGAATCGCGGAGTTCGGGATACGTTTCAAAGAACTTAGTCTTCGATTCAGTAAGCCGTTCTTGGTGAAGCTGCGCTTCTTGAGCCTCATTATGTTGCTTCATTGCCATTTCAGTTTCATACAACTGTCGGGCAAGGTTCTCGCGTTGAGCCTGCCTTTCGCGGAAAGCCTCCCTTTGGCGATAGTGTTCGCCGGGGTCTTCCTTAAGCAGGTAATCCCAATCGGGTTCTTCTGTCAGCGCATATGCGACTGCCATTTCCCGCTTGAACGCCTGTAGGATGTTCAAGCTTTCTTCACGAAGTTGCTCGCGAACCTGATGCACGTCCCGCTGGTTTTCCGAGTATTGCTTTCGCAGTTCGGAAATTTCCTGAGCCTTCCGTGTGTAATCGCTCTGTCGCAAATAGCCCTTGCGGAGTTCCGAGAGTTTCACCGGCAGCGTTTCGCCACCAATTTCAACCTCGTATTCCGGGTCGTCTTCATCGGTATTGTTCTCGGTTGCGTCAGCCTCATTCGCTTCATCAGCATTGGCTTCAGCGCCCGGTGACATTTCGCCGTCGTTATCTTCAGAGTGTTCTACTTGAGAGTCATTCGATACGCCGAGCATGCCACGAAGCTTAATCGCGGCATCATCAACAGAAAGACCTTGGCTATCGACAGTCTCCGCTTCGGAGGTATTGTCAACAAGTTCTTCATCCATACTTCTAATATAATCCTTTGGTTTTCAAAAACGTTTGAATTTCTTCTATTTAGTATTCTTCGTCGTTTGAGGCTTCGATTTGTGCCTCATAACGACCTTTCTCAACATATTTAGTGATGCGTTCTTTGAAGAGTTTGAACCCGTGCGAAAGCTGTTGAACTTCCTTCAATGTCGCGTCGTCACCAAGCGGGACCCTGTTGAACAGAGCAAAGACATCTTCTTCGATCCAACGGCACACGTTCTGATAATCGGCATTATTCATCAGCCGTTCGGCAGCATACGCCTTGTCTAAAACGTCCTGATTGATCATTGGATATTCCCCATGGGATCGCGCGGCATGCGCTGTTCAAGCTTCAATTGCTCGATTGCGACTTGTGCGGCGTATTTTGCTTCTATTTCTGCTCTCTTCAGTTCAAGCTCTTGCGCAAGCTGATCGCGCTTGAAGTCCATTTCGGCAGCAAACTTCGTCAAATCGGATTGACGATTCAGTTCCTCCGACTGCGCCTTCAATTCGGCTTCAAGGCGCATAGCGTCGGCTTCAGTAAGCGGGGGCGGGGCAGGTTGCGGCGGCGGCGGCAATGTTGAAGGATGGGTCCAGTGAGCAGCCGTGTTCTTGTATCCCGACAGTTCAGTCAACTTCGCAACGGTGTTGAAGATGTTCTGCGCATTGACGATGGGCAGACCCTGTGCCAATGCCTGATATTGCTGCGCCAGAAGGTTATTGAGAGACGCCATTGATTGGTCGCGGGACATGACTCCAAACGCAACCGACGTGGTGACATCGAAATTGATGTTGTATTCATCAACCGGGATGAAGTTGCCCGTCAGCCTACCAATAAGTTCCTGCGACTCGTCGGGCTTCTGTACGAGCAAATCGACAATGACTTTTGTGAGATAGCGATAGCCGGTTTCGGCAAAGAAGCGTGATACCGTCTCAATCAAAGTCTGTTGCTGGTTCGAACGCTGATTGATCGCCGTGGCAGTGGTGCGCTGTAAGTCGGATGCGTCGAGCGTCATCATTTGAGGCCCAACGCCTGTCGAGAAGTCAAGCTTCTGTTCGAGCCGTTCGATAATCCCGGTAGCTTGTGCGCCAGTGAACGGATGCTGAACGAAGTTAATTCCGCCGTTCGGTGACGATGAGCGGATGACCTTACCGGGATGCAGGTTTGTTAGGTCGTCAATCGAACTAACGTCATCATCAACAACAGTGATGGGGAATACCGACATGTTGAGCGAGTCTTGAACAGCCCGCTCCATTTTCGATATTTTCTCGTGATCTTCTCCAATTCGGTCCGCGATTCCTTGCCCAAAAAGGGTGCCCGCAAGTGGATAAGGGACGAATGCCGCATACGGATAAAACCGAGTCGTCTCTTCATAATCCAGAAGAATAGGGTTGGCGGAATCGCCCCCGAACGTGATTCGGTAATGGCGCGACGTGGTATCAAGTTTGAGACGGGTATAGACCGTATAGACCTCGACCATATCCTTGTCGAATGCGCGCTCGCCTGAGACGTCTTTGAGACGTTCAAGCGCGATACCATCAGTCTTTTCATTTACACCGGGAATACGATCTACAGTCGCCTTGTCAAAGCCAAGGTCGATGAGGACGGAACGGGACATGATCTTGCGATGCCCCTGTAGCTTGGCGCGGATGCCCCCGGTTTCCGGATCAAACTGCGCATCAGTCGATAGAACCGCGTCTTCCGGATCGACCGGAAAAACATTGATGCAAGAGCGGCGGGTTACAGTGCGAATTTTTAGGTCGCGTACCTGAACACCGCCTGGAATGGTGTACGGCTCGCCCGACTCTTCGATAATGATTTGTCCGGCTTCTTGCTGTTCAGAGAACTGGACAAGCTGAACGTCGGGAATCCCCTTGATCAGCCGGGGTAGGGACTCTTCCGTGATCGTCTCGAATTCGGCAGTCACTATACCCAAGCCCGTCAAGAATCCGTTTTGAAGCCATGGATGAAGGTAACTAAGGTGTTTGTTCTTGTCAGTCAGTATCCAGTTGACAACGGCGGTCTGTTGCCGCGCAATCGCTTCATCTTCGGGACCAATTGCCTGAAACTCACAAACGTGTTCGGGTGTCGTGAAGATGCGAATTAGCTGTCCGGTTGCCCAATCAACATGGTTCTGAACAAGGGGAGAAACCCACTTGGAACGGCCCCGTGGAAGTTTGGAGTCACCATCCAGCAGTTCGCGATTGTAATATTTGAGCGCCTTCTCTTGCTTCTGCGCAATGTTACCGTTCGAAAAATTGACCGAGTCCTTCAGCTTTGTGCCGATGGTCTCAAGAATTGTCCGCTCGTCTTTCTTTGAAATAGCCATTACCGCCAATCGTTTTGATCTATGAAATTCGATCTATTTAGCGGCGGGCGATGCGCAGCGATGGCTATTCCCATTGCGAAAGGTTGTCGTATTCAATTGGCTTATCCCACTGGTATTTGGACGCGTATCGAGTGTGAGATACCGAGAATGTCAGCGCCAATGCGTCGGCATAATCCGGGGATCGACCAAGCCTTTTCTTGAGCGACGTCTTGTCTTCGATCTTGATCTTTGGCGAATCCTCATAGGTCGGGATAGCCAAGTCTTCGATCAGCTTCTTATGGTTGGGAATTGACACGTCGCCAGTGTGAATCCACTCGCGCATTTCGAACCAGATTTGGTCACGGACGCGCGTATATCGGTCCGGATTGCGCTTTGGAACTTCGGCAAACATGCACTTATAGACGGGAATTTTGAAGTGCTTCAGCGCGTCATAGACGCCGGCACCAAGACCGTTGCCATCCACCGCGATAACGGCAGGACGATCCTTCTTCGATGTCTTCAGGTAGAGTTCCTTGACGCGCAAGGCGAGGGCAACCGGTTCAAGACCCGCCCATTCTTCGAAACCGCGCAAGACATTGTCGTGTCGGATGGCGAGCACTGACTTGTCTTTGCCAGCACCGGCTGGATCGAGGCCCCAAATGATCGGTGCCTTGGGATTGGGGATTGCGTCCTTGTTCGTGACGGCTTCGTCAAGGAATTCGCGTGAAATCAGCCCGTCCACGTCGGACAAGGGGAATTCGCCTTCCACCAATGTCAGATAGTCGCGGCTGGTCACGCCGCCATAGAGACGCGCAAACCTTTCCTCTTCTCCCGGTGTGTAGTTCGGCTTGTCACGAATCGAGCCGTGAACCTTTATCCAATCCTTGGATAGTTCGGGGTCGCGCCATGTCTTAAAGAAGAAGCCGCTTGCCTTATCGGGGTTGGAAACAAGGACCACCTTCGCGCCCGGACCATCGTTCAGGACGTTCAGAAGTGCGCCGGTAAAGATTACGTCTTCAATACCGCTGGCTTCGTCGGCAATGACAATGTTGTTTTTCGAGTGGAAACCACGTGCCGCAGCGATGTTGTCTTTCGATACAAGACGATATTCCGCCCAACAGGTTTCGCCGCGCGACTTCCTGAAAATCTTGGTCGCCGATACCTCGAACAGTTCTCTGAAGAGCGGTGCCATATTTGAATACAGCACTTGAAGTTCGTTCCAGATACCCGACTTGATCGTGGACTCAGAGGGGGCAAAGATCGTGACCTTGACGGGATCGAATACGATCAGCGACCACCAGAGGGAAATTGCGGAGATAAAGGTTTTACCCCATCCCGACGAACCCTTTACCGTGATCGTTTGATTGTTCTTAAATGCCTCACAATATTCAATTTGCTTAGGCGTCAAATCGACGTCGAAGACATGCTTCGCAAAAAGAGACATGTCTTCATAAAAGGCATCAATAAGTGCTTTAAGATCGCTATATTCTTGATTGTCGTTCATTCCGATATTTAGGGAATGAACGACTTTGTCTGGTCATTTCTTGGTGATCAGGCGCAATATCAGATCACGGATGAACTCTTTGAGACCTTGCGGATTCTTGGCATATTTGCGCGCAACGTTCACTAAGGCTTCTGCGAGATACATGCCAGTCATGCCGAGAACGAATGAAACAGCGTTCATGACAGATACGGCTGATATGCCGAGTAGCATACAGACGACCGGTGTAAGCCATACTGCGCAGAGCACGCCACCAAAGCCGCCGAAGAGCCGTTCCCAAACCGTACCGGATCGGGCAATGATTGCGCGCACGAACGCGCCGGAAATCGCGGCAAGGACGTATTGCGGCTGTAAAAGATGTGCGGAAACCCAAAGTCCGGCAGCAATGAGAAGGGCAACGATCCAATCAAACATCTTTGGATGTGCTCTTGTTTGAAATGGACCTGAAGAGACAGGTGCCCGCAACTGCGAAGACGAACGTCACGGCGCTTGCTGCCGCTGTAATGCCGAAGATGGAACACAAAGCGGGCGCAAGCCAGAGCGCAACCAAGAAGCCAGCGACAGAGTCGGTCATACTTCGCCCTCATCTTCAATTTCCAGAGGGACGAAGTTGGCTTCGATCACGGGAGTAGCGGGAGTGATATCCTTTATGCCGTGCCGCTGCGCATTGATGCGAGCCATCATGTCGACAATCTGGTGAGTATGGTTCACTTCGACCTTGGATTCGGTCGGAGCTTTCGAAAGCGTCATGTCGCCAAGATAGGCAGCGGCTTTCATTCGATCTTTCATTGATGCGTCTTCATCACGCATAACCGAAAGCATGAACTCGACAACTTCCACGGACTTGCTGTTCGCCAGTTCCTTGGCTTCCTTCGGTGTTGGTCTACGACCGCTACCGGGAACCTTCGGATCGCCCTTCTGCCGTCCGATCTTCTTCAGGTGATCGTTCCATTCAGGGGATTGCCAGCGTTCACGCTCTTTCTCGGTAACGGTGCGCTTGCGCCGACCTTTCTTGCGTTTGATTTCCGGAAATTCGCTGATGTCGAATTTAATTTCGTTTTCGGTTTCGTTGCCGTTGTCAATTTTATCACTCATCGATTTCGCGTCCCCCAAAGATGGTAAGGAAGACATCCGCATCCGCGTCGTCGGCGAAGTCGATTATGATGTGGGTAGGTTGGGTGATCTCGTATGAATAGTTCCCATCTACCATGCCACGAACCGGCTTTATGAACTTCTCATAGGCCCATTCGTCAAATCGACCAGCCGCCGAAGCGTCCGCGATCTGTGCCTTATAGCCGTTCTGTGGTATCTCGAATTTGATGCGCATTAACCCGCGTATTGCCCCTTGCATGCGTTGTGTATTTTCGCTTATTTAGCGGCATCATCATTTTCCGAAGGAAGGGGAATAGAATGGCAAACGGTTTGGAATTGCTTGCGCCTTATAATGAGCCGCCCAAGAATGAAGCGGTCGAAAAATTCATTGCCTATCTCAAGAACATCAAGCAGGCGGTTGCCGACCCGAATAAGACCGGCGGTAGAGGCAATTGGTCATACAAGCTTGAGGGCGACACATACCAAGTCAAACTACTTGGTCAAATTCGCTACGTACCGAAAGACAAGCTGGCTAAGCTGATGGACGATCTTATCTTGGCGGCAAGAGACGAGAAGGACACTGAGTTCCGGGCTATGATCGCAGAGTATCCCGGCAGCACGCTTCCTGTTATGGAGGGCGCGACCGAAGGCAAAGGCAAGGGCAAGAAGGCTGTTCAGACGGGACAGGCTAACGGAATAGACAGGTCCATCGATTGATAGCCACCGTAGAATAGGTGATTGGGATTATCGGGCGATCTTTTCGGGGATCGCCCTTTTCGTTTGTCTGCTCCGGATGTTCAATTTTTTATAAAAATTTTCCCCGCCACCATATAGAGAAAAGAAGCGAGCAAAGGGGGGTGTAGGGGGTGCTGTATTCCCCGTAATATCCTGCCGACGTTTTCGCCTGATCCGTATCGCCCGAATGCGCTACTTGCCCGCAATGACGGACGCGCCAAATATTAGCTATGGCTAAACGAATAAGAAAAGGCGATGTCGTTGTCATTCGTGCCAAGGTAGTGCGCGTGTGGGACAATGGACTCGTGACGCTTCACCTACCGGGTTTCGAGCACCCCGTAACAATCCACGAAAAGTATCTGGACGAAATCATTCCAGCGCCGACGCAAGCACCAGAGCCGAAGCCGCCGAAGGAACCGAAGCGACGTGGACGCGGCAAGCCGTTCTATGATGAGCCGACGTGATCGGCAGTGCGTCGGCAATGTCTCAAAATGTAAAAACAGTGCGACCGTCTCTTGACGCGTCTCGTTTCATGTCTCATAACTGGCGATTAGAATAGTCTAAGGGAATTTGAGACATGACACTTATTGCTTACATAAGAGTTTCATCGGTCGGGCAATCGCTTGAAGTTCAGCGGGACAAAATGACCGCTATCGGAGTCCAGCCGGATCACCTGTTTGAGGAAAAGCGTTCTGGCGTTGACACCAATCGACCGGCATTGAAGGAAGCGCTTCGGTTCGCCCGGAAAGGCGATGTGTTTTGTGTATCGAGGATTGACCGATTGGCGCGATCCGCGACCGATCTTCTCAACATCGTCAATGAGCTTCAGAGCAAGGGTGTAGAGCTTCGCGTTCTTGATCAGAGCATTGACACCAGTACACCGGCAGGACGCGCCATGCTCCAAATGCTGGCTGTTTTCGCCGAGTTCGAAACGTCTATCCGCAAAGAACGCCAGATGGACGGCATTAACAAGGCGAAAGCGGACGGCAGGAGGTTCGGTCGGAAAGCCAAAGCTACAGAGGACGTAACAGCGGATATCCGGAAGATGCGCGATGGTGGTTTGCTGATCCGGGAAATCATGTCAAAGACCGGACTGAGCAAGGCAACCGTTTATCGCTCATTGGCGGAATAGCGAAATCTATAAAGGACACGCTTCTTTTTGACCGGTCGTTTCACCGGCTCATTTGGGGAAAGCGCCCGCGAAACCTCTTGCGTACTCCCGGCGATTCACGGTTAACTGCGTAGCAGCAAGCAGCACACCAATTCATTTCTAAATGGAGACGTGTGCCGATGCCGAAATCCAATTTCTCAAAAGACCCTGAACAGTTGAAGCTGAAGCTGCTTGGCTTCGAAGCTTTTGCGGTAGGGCGATTCCCCGTCACCTGTATATTCGTCCTTGGCGTGCTCGTTCTGATCGGGCGCGGTTTCGGATTGTGGTGATCTTCCGGACGCAACCTTTTCGCCTATCGCCTGTGGATTCGTCGGACAACGGGTATAGGCGACAGGCGCACCGCACATTGCCAGAAAATTTCAACAAAGAACTGGACGCTTGAGAACCCGCGCCGTTAGCTGTTTTGAAGCGCAACCGACAAAAACACCGGTCAACGCCAAACCAATTTGGGATTTGCGCGCGATTTGACTATTTTCATATGCAACCGAGTTCAGACAGGAGAGACGATTGCCAAGGACCAGTTCGAAAATTCCCGATCAACTGAAGCTGCGATTTCCCGGATATGAATCCCTTGCGGTAGGGCGCTTTTCCATCGTCTGTAGCGTCGTGATCGCCGTGCTTCGGACGGTAGTGTTTGCCGCGATGCTGTTGTTCGGGCATTCGGTCGGACAGGCGGCAGGGCTGTTGTGATCAGGCGGGTTTTGGAGAGTTTCCGGGCGGTCACGCGGCGGGGGCGGAAAACGTGATCAACGTAGAAGTATTTGTATACAAGTTCAAAGAATGTTCATATAGCGCACAACCGAATAGAAGCAGCATCGGCTGTCCTCTTGCGCCACTTCATCGTCATCCCTGTCCCTTTGCGGCACTTCATCCGGTAACAGGACTCCACCCAATGTAGGGATGATATCCCATCGGTAATGGTTCGTTCGCTTGTGGCTTTTCCAGTGATCGGCAGATGTTGGCAGAGGAATCCAGATGGTCACAGTCGATACCAGATGAAACCAGTTGATCAACAGGATACGACAGGTGTTGGCAGGTTCCGGCAGGATACGACAGGATTTCATCAGCCATAAAGATTTTCATCCAACCTGTACTTCATCAGCCACGCCGGGGACGCGAGCTTGCGAGCGGACACGGGTTGCGAAGCAATTCTTTTCACCAATAGCAATTGGTTAGATTCCATCTTTACCAGTAGGTGAATGATCCAAAGCCAGTTACAAATTATTTCTTATTGATTCCATTGTTTACAAGAAGTAACTACCAGTTCTTATGATCGAACATGGTTACGAGCAAGCTCGTAAATGGTCCGCCTTCGGCGTCCCATAGTATCATGTTTTATAAAGTCATTATTGATTCATATACATTGGATTCAACAAATGTCCCCGAAAAATCCGTATAAGAAGAACACCTTACGGGATAAAAAGGGACAGCCTGATTGAGTGCCGCAAGAGGGACATTCTACCTCTGAAACTTCAAATGAAACCAAGTTATTCTTCGATGTACTGTCTTGACTCGCCAAGGCGTATGGGATTAAATAGCAACACTCCCCAATACCGCAAAATATTTTTGTGATTTCGGCGAAAAGTACGTTTTCGCGCGAATTTTTGTGGAGCAAATCCCTAAATAAAACAGTTGGAAGCAAAGTCGGGCGAAATGACTTGGTATCCAACCGGTCATTTCGGAAAGGCTTTGGTTCCCGATCCTCAATAGTTTTCTACAGAAGAAAAGCATTTTGAAGGTCTCTCGTGTTCCTCGCCCGACGCACGAGAGATCCTTTTCTTTTGTACTATTCTATTTGAGGAACGATTTTAATGAAGAGAACAATTCAGAAAGTTTCCGGTCATATTGGCGCTGGAAAATCCCGCTATACCCTTCAGTGGTATGCCGAGCTTATCAAGCAGAACGACGGCAAGCCGGTCCCGGCAACGTTAGCAACTCCCACCAACGAATTGAGCAAGCAGTACCGCCGCTATCTTAGCGAGATGGGAATTCCTTGCGTCGTCATTTCACAAGAAGAAGGCTTTCGCAGCGCATCCGAAGAGTACAAGCGGCTCTGCGAAGAAGGCTACGAGGGTGTTCTTCTGGTCAACCATTGGGTTGCCCTTACCACCAAGACGAACACCGCCAACCGTCTGCTGATCATTGATGAAGCCTTTTCCCCGGTCGATAACATCAAGATCGAATTCGAGAATGCCGACGAGCTTCAGGACTTCACGTTTGAAGAGACCGAAAACCCCGGCTTCTACGAACTGATGGTTTCCGATCACATCGGCAGACTTCTCATGGGTGTTCAGGACAAGGACGGCACTCGCTACCGGAATTTCGGCAAGAAGGCACAAGAGCTTGGTGAATTCGTCGTCAACACGCACCATCGCGTGATAATCGATCAGGACAGCGTTGATATGGCTTCTTCCGGGGAAGCCTTCGACAAATACAAGAAGGTCATCCTTCAATTCACAATCTTCATGCTGCCGTCCATCATCGATTGCTATCGGGATGTTTTGATTATCAGCGCCAATATTGAGAAGACCCTTCTTTCAAGGATGTGGTCTAAGGACGTCACCTTCAAGACGAACGAATTCATTGAGTCCCGGCTGGATTACTCGGATTTGAGCCACAAGGCTGAATGTGTGGAACTCCATCATGTGCCGATTCCCAACCTGTCGAAGACCTTCCTGAAGGGGCTTGCTAAGGGCAAGGAAGCGGAAGGCAATCAGATATTTTTGAACTTGGTTGCCCAAGCGATTGACGAACTGTTCCCCGGTCGCCTCCATATCTACTGTTCGAACAAACACCCTCGTGAAGGCAAAGAATACGGTTGGTTGTTGGAAGCCGGTACACGGGTGATCACCAATCCGCACGGTTGGAACCATCTTCAAGATTGTGACATGGGTGTTTTCCTTGCTGCGATCAACTTCGATCCCGACACCGTGGAAAGGCTTTTCGCGTTCTACGGCATCACTGCTGAACAGTCGAAGGAAGCGCTCTGCTATCAACTGGTCTACCAATTCCTTGGTAGGACGTCGCTTCGGGACAAGGACAGCCGGAATAAGGTCGTTCTGATCGTCCAGGACGAAGGCGCTGCCAAAAACATTCAATCCCTAATTCCGGGTTGTGCTCCATCCATCCCGCTTCCGATTGATTTCGAAGATCGTCCGAAGCGTGGTCGTCCGCGTATCGAGCGCACCGACGATGAAAAGAGGGAATACGAACGGCAGAAGAAAGCCAGACAACGGGCAGCAAAAGCTGCTGCCGAACTGTCGATCTAAAAGAAGCGCTATTCAGCTTCTTCTTTAGTTGCTCTCTCTGCCTTGATTGCCGCTCGCTTGGCTGCTTTGGCTTCCATTTGCTTACTGGTCTCATATATCGATACAGCGGCGTACCCAAGCACCGCGACGATAGGCACCCAAATGAGTAGGGTTAGCCAGCCGGGAATATCAATCCCGCTTGTAAGCTGCTTGCCGATCCCGATGACGGCAGCGACAGCGCCCGCCACAAGCACATTGGTCCTAACGCCCATTCTTCCCCCGACATAGTAATAGTCCCCGACAATTGACTATACATCTGGGCGTGATTCTTGAAAGTGGTATCTCCACGATGGCAGAAGCAAAATTCGGGTCGCTTCATCCGCCCGCAAGCGTCCCGCCGAATGGCCCCCACAACGAGGCACGGCGGCACTTCACTGATGCCGCCCCCAAATTTCAATTCCACTAAATAAACCATGTAAGGAAGACGAAAGCCGGTCGGATGGCTGAATTCCTTAGCCATTGATCGGAGTCGTATTCCTTTACGTTAAATGTCTCTTTGATCAGGGGTTCAGATGCCATTCCGACCGGCGTATCTGAACCCTTTTTCATTTTCAAACAACAGGAGTCTTAAAAACAAAATGGATACTACTAATCCCACTGCCCGCGCCATGGCGCTCGTTCATGAATTGACAAAGGCTGAAGGTGTTTCGGACGATCTTCGCGCACGGGCAATAAAGCTCATTACCGAAGTTGCGCCGGAAACGCTGGAACCCAATTTCGACCCGCTCACTGCGATTGTGAAGCTTGGGGCACTTGTGAGGGAGCGAAAGGAAGCCGCCGAACTTCGCACGCGTCTTGGTGATGGCGTTGTAGTGCTTCGCGAGCTTGATCCGAACAGCGACGTGGTTAAGGACGTGGCTAAGTTCGTCAACGCACTCAACGAAGGCACCGCCTCAACCCAAACCCCCGCTAAGGTGTTCACCCGCAAGGACATGAAGCGCGTCAATTTCTTGACGGGCGAAGGTGTCGCGGAAGCTAAGGAGAAGGCACTTTCCATTCTTCTGGACGCATATCGCGGCGACATCGCCCTTTTTGCCAAGCAGGTTTTTGGCGCAAAACTCACGCCTGAACAGATTACGTTTTGCGAAGAGTTCCGGACCGAACGGACGATTACCCGCCATGAACCACCGGCTTGGGGTAAAACGTATGTTGCGGCAATCGCTGTTTGGTGGTCGCTGGTCTGCTTCGATGATGTAAAGGTAACGATCTTCGGACCGTCCGAGTCCCTTATTAAAAACGGCATGTGGAGCAATCTCCAAGCCTTGCATGCTCGTATGGCATCGTCGTTCAAAGACCTGTTTGACGTTAGCGCAACTCGCATTTCCCGGAAAACCGATGCCCCTTCGTGCTTTGCTGAATATCGTCTCGTTTCGGCGGACAACGCCAGTGCTGCGCGCGGTATCCATGCGGTCAATAATTTTGTGTTCGTGGACGACGCGGACGGTGTATCGGAAGTAGTGATTGCCTATCTTCAGAACATCATGATTGATCGGAATCCGAAGCTCTGCCTTCTGTCTACCAAATTCGCTAATGAGACGCCTAAGCCCGAAACAGCGACTGAAGCCGAGTTGTTCAATGAAGCCCTGTCGTCTCTTCGGGCAATGGTGAGCGGCGAAGTTCGTACTGATCCGGTTCGCCTTGAGGCTATCCGTTACCAGCTTGAAAATGCGGATTACCTTTCCGAAAACGCAAAGCGCGTCGAGTAGCCCACACAACACGTAACCACCAACGAAAGAACCCGCCGAATGGCGGGTTTCGTTTTATCGGGCAGTGGCGTTCCGTAGCGCGTCGAGAGACCGCGTAAATTCGTCGTTCAAGCGCTTTTCCAGTTCTCCCGGCACACCAGTACCCGACGCCAAATCAAGCGCGTTGATGGCGCTCCATTCGTCCACGAACGCGGCTTCTGTTGCGGTCAACCGATCCGACAAGAATTTGTTGGCGTTGGCGAGCGCTTCGGCATCCTTCACCATCTGTTCAATCGTCTTGGTCTGCTGATCCACGGCAAGCGTGAGCGTTGCGTTCCGTTGCTCAAGAACGGCAATTTCGGCAAGGGTAATCCGCCTGTACAGGAGGAAGCCGCCCGACGTGGCGACCAGTGCGAGAATTAGACCCATGGTGATGTACAGGTTGAACTGATTGAGCATCTACTATGTATGCGCGGATGCCGAAATTTTCCCTGAGATAAACGCGCACTTCTATTGAGCGCTACCATACCGAGATACCATCCGGCACATTTAACGCAAATTCGCGAAATCAGGCGTCCGCAACGCCTTGTATCTCAGGGTGTTCAGCGTGGCATTTTCAAAAGATTGAAATGAATGTGCCGCTTCAATCACTATACGGTAATTCGATTTGCCGCTATTTCTGCGAGTAGATCGGCAGTCATCCGGTTTGGGGGAACAGATGTCCATAAAGATTTGGATCGCGGCGCTTCTATTTGGGGCCTTCGTTTGGTTTGTCGGGGAAAGCGGCGGTCCGGTGATTGCTGCCGCCTTCGTCGGTGCGGTTGGTGTTGCCAACTCATTCTACCATGAACGCAAGACGGCAGAGCTTGATAAGCGCTTGGAAGACCTGTCGTGGCGGCTTCGTCACGTGATGAAAGAAGAGTAGGGGATAACCACATGAAAGAGCTATGGAGAATGGCTTTTGTCTCGCTCATTATGGGCTTGACTTGGTTCGTGTGCGAGTACGTTTCCGTGACATCTGGTGTCGTGCTTGTGGCGGGACTGGTCGCGCTATTGGAACGAAGTCTCAAAGATCGGCTGGACGATATAGGCAAGGCGCTGGAAATGCATAGTCGGAAGGTCTTCCCGGAACTCTGGAATTAATCATGTCTCAAATCAAACAATACCTGAATCAAGAAAACGGTCTGAGAATTCGCTTTCACTGTCCACAATGTGGAGCTTCCGTTGATGACGAGGTTGAGGACGCGTCATTCGATTGGACCAATGATCGTATGTCCGACGGAATCGCTACCACTTACAACACCGTGGCTTGCCCCGAATGCAGCATGCTCTATGAGGTTCAGGTCGTCGCGAAACCCGGCGAGAAGGATGTAATCATCGATGGTCATCCGAACATCGTCATAATCTTTCACGACGATACATTCGATGGCGGTGACATTGAGGCACTTTTTGATGACTACGTCCCGTATGACGCATACGAGGTGTATCAGCATTCACGGAACGAGATCGAGCTTATTGACCTCAGTCCCGCATCCCTATTGCCTGTCAAACAGCCACTGTTGAGGATGATGTATATTCAGCATGTCGTGATGCTGGAGGCATATCTAAGCGACCGGTTGATAAACATCATTCTGGACGACAATGAAAAACTGATTGCATTGGTCGGAGCAATTCCGCAGCTACGTGAATCAAAGCCCAAGCTGATCGACATCGCAAAAGACCCCGAATACGTAAAGAAGAATGCAAAAGCGTACTTGCATGAGTTTTCGTTCCACAGGTTCGGGGAAGCTGCCAAGCTTTACCGCGCGGTTTTGAAGGTCGACATTTTCGCCGACGACGCCAATGCCAAAGAAATGGACGACATCACGGTAACGCGGCATCACCTTGTTCACCGAAACGGGCGAGATAACGAGGGTAATGTAGTTTCAGTTAATCCGTTAAACGTGCTTCGAGTGCGCGCTCTTGCGGATGAGATGGTGGAGCGGATCGAAACCGCCTATGGAGAATATCGGCTTGAATTAGCCACCAAGGGAGCTGGAAAAAAACCTTGGGGTAAATGGTGAAGCTACGTCCCTCAACGTGAAGCCGCGCGGATGATCGATGCTCGTGCCGCTCATCGCTGATGCTAATATACGGTTATCTCGTGTCGCCACGAACGTCCATGGTCACGGATTAAAACGAACCCCGCCGATTAGTCGCAGCGGGGTTCACTCGTATCCGCGTTATCTTTGCTCATTGTGCTGGTTGATTTTCCGCCCGTATGGTTCTGACAAGATGATAGCCGCCCCACGCGGCAACCCAAATGAGCCACACCACCAGCACCCACCAGTTAAATGCGGCGGCTGGTGCCCAAAGTTCGCGAGCGAAATACACGATACCGAGAATGAAGAATATATCTTTGTGGAGTTGCCCCCAAAAGACCGGACATGCTCAGGTTTGAGATTGCGAGCTGATGAACTCGCGCGGCGATTGATATCCTAAAGCACTGTGCGGGTGAAG